AGCAAATCAGATAGGGCGCGGGGATGTGGCCAGCCTATGCAGTTTGTTGGCAATGGTGTTTATACCTGTAAAGCGTGTGACATTACAGAGCGCCGCACAAGCCAACGTGAGGCGATTCTAAATGCTCTAAGACATTCTGAGGCCTTCTTATTGTCTGGAGGCAATAGAAGCGGCAAAACAGAATCAGGAGCGGGGATGTTGTCTGTAGCGTTTGCGGCTGGATCTGGTGAATGGTGGGTGCGGGAATGGATGGAGATTAATCAGATACCTTCAAATCTAATACCACAGGAGCCCAGTGAAGTTTGGGTGAGTGCGTTGAGTTACGGCGATGCATTGACATATCTACGCCCAAAGATCGAGAAATATTGTCCTGTTGGGACTCGGTTTGTACGCTGGAAAGCACAAGATAGAGGACATGCATTACTTCCAAACGGAGGCAAAATACTATCAATGTCTGCTGAATCTGGGCGCGAAAAATTCCAAGGGGGCGCGGTGTCGCTTGTTGTACTAGATGAAGAGCATCCAAAGGATATATTTGATGAATCTATGCTTCGATGTATCGACAAGCGCGGGAAAGTCGTTTGCACTATGACACCATTGAAGGGGATTACGTGGGTCCATGATGTATTCATCGAAAATCCTCAAATCGGTTATGGATGCTACTCAATATCAGGCCTCGACAATCCGTTTGTCTCTAGTGTAAAGATGCGTAAGGCAATTGCACACATGAGCGAGGCAAGCCAGCGATCAAGATTGTTTGGCGAGTTTACAAACCAGCAAGGCCTTGTGTATTTAGAATTTGATAGAAATATTCATGTAGTAGAATCGTTTGATATTCCGGATGATTGGCCGCGTGATCGGGCCATTGATTTTGGAGTACGCAACCCGTTTGCATGTCTATATTTTGCACATGATGAGCGGGATGATGTTTTGCACGTGTATCGCGAATACTATCAGACAGAAAAGACCAGCTTAGAAAATGGGCGCGCGCTCAACAATATTGCAAGGCGATTTGATGAGCATTATCGTTGGACGGTTGCAGATCCTGAAAGTCGTGACGGACGGATGACATTGATTAGAGAATGTGGGATTGAAAACTTACCAGCTCCAAAACATATCGGAGTCGTAGAGACGATCAATTGGGTTAAAGAGCGTCTAGCCCTTGACAGTGAAGGAAGGCCGCATCTTGTAATCCACGATAACTGTAGACAGCTGATTAGAGAATTTAGATTGTACAAATGGGCCAAAAGTGCAAAAGGAGATAGGCCAGTGAAGGCCAATGATCACGCCCTTGACGCGCTCAGATATCAGATTGCATTTTTAAAACGTTGGCAAATGCACCAATAAGGGAGGGCGCATGTCACAGAAAAAACTCAAACACTTTGCCAACTGGCTTCTAGATATTATGAATAGAAATAGTATCACAGTCGAGGCGCTAGCCAATAGATCGGGCGTATCGCGTAAGGATGTCCGCAATTGGATTCGAGGTAACAGCATACCAAAAACGGCGTATTTTGTATTTTTGCTCAAGGCCTTAAGTCAAATTATCAACTGTGAAGAAGAAATATTGTATAAAAATGCAAGCGAAGCAATCCTTCGAGATAGCTGATATTCTCTAGCTTGTAGCATTTTACTAAAATATAAATCAATCTTTTTTAAAAATAATGTATAAAAAAGCTTGCAACGTATAGTTTTTTATACTAAGTATATATATATAAGCAATGGAGCTTATGAAAACAACGGAAAAGACAATGCCTCAACTTATTACAGTAAATCCAAACAACAACGATCACAACGAACCACAAGAATTTTCTAGCAGGGAACGCAAATTGGCAAAGCAACAATTAAAAGAATTTTTAGATAATGGATGTCTAGAAGCTTTTATTAGTATAATTGTCGATGATGGCTGGGATGTATGCGAATACGTCGGTGAAGTTGGTGAGATTGTTTCTTGTGGTGTAGACGGTATCAGATTTGCACCAATCAATATTCAAGACAAATGGGAAGTTTTTCTGGATATTACTGACGAAATGTGTCGTGAAGCAAATCCAGAACTAAGAGAAGAAGAAGAAGAAGAATCAGAAGAAGAATCAGAAACAGTCGAATTATAATCTAATCAATCAACAACGGGGCGGCTTCGGTCGCCCACTTACAACAACAGGACAAAGACAATGAAAGTATTTACTGGACAACGCGCAAGAGCAAAAGCAAACAGCTATCATCATCAAGATGGTCGTTTATTCACTCACGTATTTATTGAGATCCATGATAAAGATTCTAAATACAGAATCTATGCGGTAGTTCATGAGAACATGATGAAAAGTATTTTTGAATCAGAACTTGAAATTACAGTATTGGACTAATCAATCAACAATCAACAACGGGGCGGCCAAAGTCACCCCGTTTTCCAACAGGACAAATACAATGCACTATTACAGCTCAGAAATCTACTCAAACAGATCAAAGTTTATATACATTGGGCCCAGCTTAGAACGTATCACAAAAGAGCGCAAGGCTTGCGAATACAAAGAACGTCGCGACAGTAGAAAAACAAAGAGATGGGCCTCATAACCCCTTTAAAAATCCACAACAATCAACAACAGGATAGATTATGAGACTAAGACAAAACATGACAAATACGATATTAAATGCTTTCTTTGATGATCTGTATTCTGCGATAAACGATGAAGCAGAGCAAAAGAAGATTCTTGACAAAATAACAAATTGCGAAATAGTCTCCGCTTGTGGACAATACAACAATTTATTACATACACATCATATCGTAGCAACAGTACAAACGAAGGGTAGCCAGCAATCATATTGTGTATCGATGACTGATAGAGGTGTAAATTGTCAATGTTCAGACTATCAATATCGAAAAAAACATAAAGGCCAATTTTGCAAACACATAATCTTTGTATCTCTTGCATTGACGGGACAAGTAGAACGTCCTAACATAGATCCTATATAATATTTTTGAATCTTTTTTGAAAATAATGTATAAAAAAGCTTGCAATGTATAAAAAACTATACTAAGTATATATATATAAGCAATGACGCTTATGACAACAACGGAAATACAATGACTAACGAAAACACACTTAAAGATATTGAAGCATACTTTGCAAAAGATGAAACAAACATGACAGAAGAAGAAAAACTTGCGGAAGCACAAATTGAAGCAATTAATACTCTATTAAACACACCAAATGCAGAAGCATATAGAGCTAAGTACACTGCAAGAGTAAAACAAATCCTTGCCAAGCATCCTTGGCTTAAGGCTATTGCACCAATGCATTAATAAATAGTCAGACAGATAGCAAAAGGAGCCGATCGGCTCCTTTTGTCGTTTTAGAAATCAACGCATTGTCAATATCATAGAATATCTGATATAGTGGGATCAATGATAGGAGTTTTAAAATGGCAAATAAGACAACACAGATACAGAAACAATCGATTCTAGCGCGCTGGCTCCCAAACTTTATAGCCAGAGCATTTGGACAGGTAGAAACAAATCCTAAATCTCCTGAACACGGCGCATCGTGGGCCGTTGGTAATGGTGTTAGTCCTACATTCTCCCCACGTCAATCGATGGCCGTATTTGGCAAACATGCTTATACTCATGCATGTGTAACAAGGGCCGCTCAAGACATCGCGTCTTTGCCTGTGAAACTGCTATCAGGTACAGGAGAACAGCAAACAGAAATCGATCAATCACCTGTATTGGATCTATTCGAGCAACCGTCAACAAATACAGACGGGTATCTGTTCAAAGAACAATTAATAGTAGATCTTATGATGACGGGTAACAGTTATATTTTGATTGTTGGAGATCTCAACAAACCCACAAGCCTTTATCGTTTGCATCCTGAAAATGTGCGTATTATTCCCGATCCAGTCAAAATGATTCAGGGCTATGAATACAATGACGGCGGCTCGAGTGTTGTTTATCCAGTTGAAAGAATCATTCATACACGTAATGCAAGCTGGGATATTAATAGTAATGGAGAACTATACGGGTCTGGATTAGTTGAAGCTTTGAACGAAGAAATTACAGCAGATATCAACGCTCAACGCATGGCCTCCAGTGTATCCAAACAAGGGCGGCCAGATGTGCTTTTATCTCCAGCCGATCCCGCTGATATATGGGATAGAAGACGACGACAGGAGATTACACAAGCTTATCAGGCAATGACGGAGAAGGGCGGCGCTATGGCGTTGAGTGGACAAATCAAAGTTGAAACGCTCAATCTATCGCCGCGTGATCTTGAATTTTCAGCACTTCGAACGATGGTCAGGGAAAATATCAGCGCTGTTTGTGGCGTGCCTTCAACAGTGCTTGGACTACCTGATGCAAACTACGCAACAGCTAGACAAGCTACAATTACATATTGGGAAATTCAATCAAAGCGATCAATCAAACTTGAACAGGCCATGACACGAATTGCAAAATTGTTTGATCCTCAGCTATCGATTCAAATTGATTTTTCTGGGATTGATGCGCTTCAGGATATACGAACTGAAAAGCTTAATAGAATTGTGATCCACATGGAAAACGGCATGACAGCTAGCGAAGCCTATGCGTATGAGGGCCTAACAGATAGCCCATTTGGAGAAGAAGAGACAGACAGCCAGACAGAAGCCGAGCAACAAATAGAGCAGGCATTAACCGCCTTACTCACTAAGGCCAAGGAAGATGATTTGGCCAAGATCGGAAACATGAAAGAAGCATTCGACGAGCTGCCAGAATCAACACAAAAAGCATTGACGCGCAAAGCAAGTGAGCACAATGAGAAAGTAGAACAGAACAAGGCAAAGACCACAACCAAATTCAGATTGGCGGTTGTGTATTGGCGCGGAATCGGCGCATACAAAACCAATCCGGCCAGCGTCCGACCGTCTGTAAATAGTCCTGAACAATGGGCAATGGGCCGCGTGAATTCTTATCTGTATGCGTTGCGTAATGGCAGATTCAGAAGCGGAAAACATGATACAGACTTACTTCCTGATGATCATCCAATGTCAGGAGCAGACGAAAAAAAAAAGATTGATAGTTTCCAAATCCGGGGATCTGTTGGAGATGTAGATCCAACAAACTTCCCAGATGATGGAGATGATCAACAAGTGGCATTGCGCAATTCTGAATTTGAAAGATTCCCACATGCAGAGGCGTTGGATCTTAAAGAAAATTATCCTGAGATTTGGAGCGCCGGCGGGAATATTCTAGGCAATACGCAATTTAACCGATTGCAACCGATAGCATCCAGAGAAAGCAGCATTGCACAGACAGAGACAGAAGAAAAGGCAATTAGACTTCGTGAAGCATGGGCCGCGCGTCACTTCAGAGATTTTCGCCTTGCTGGTGTTGTTGCCCAGATTAAATGGCTTGTTGTTGGATCTCGTGGATTAGATCACATGAGGGCTGTTATCCGTGCCGAAAAAAATAGACTTGAAGCGAAGCAGGGCCGCAACACAGAGCAAAAAAATATCTTGTGGCGCAACTGGATTGAAAGAACATATGAACCCGCACACAGACAGCTCATGAGAGCCTCACAGATTTATCTTGAGGATGCGTCTAGTCGTTATGCTCGACGAGCTCAAACACTACGGACTCAAATTATCAATCAACAAAATAAAGCGATTGATTACGCGTCTATTCTAGGCCGTGCAACAGAGATCAAGGCCATCCAATCCATTATAGGCCGCGCATATCGATCAATCTATTTTTTGACAGGCAATGACCAAGTAGAAGAATTGTATAGATTGATTCGCGCAACAAGGCCGATTGATTTCATGTTTGGCGAGCGTAAAATTGATGAAAGACAAATTGCAAAAATGGCGCGTCAGATTGTAGACACAAATGAAAAACAGGTCAAAAGATTAGTTAGAAGAGGGATTGAAAACGGCCTGCCAAATGCAGAGATAGCCAGACAGATAGCCAGCGCGACAACATTTAACGAATCCAGAGCGCAACGCATAGCACAGACAGAAACAACCAAGGCAATCAACACGGCAACAAATGAGGCATACAGAGAATTTCAACAGGCCGAGGGCGTTACAGTATTGAAAGAATGGATTTCAAGTCGTGATGATTCAGTAAGAGAATTACATGCTGAGCTAGACAATAGCGATCCGATTCCAGTTGATGAAGACTTCGAAATAGACGGATACAGCGCACCGGCTCCGGCGTCGTTTGGAGAACCATCTATGGATATCAATTGCCGTTGTACTATGGCGCCTGTTATTGTAGAGGATTGATGATGACTGATGAACAAAATGAAAACATGAAATATTTTGATGGAGATAATATGCTTTTGA